CTCTAGAGTTTAACACCACCTCTCAATGATGGCCGCAGTTTTACTGATAATATTTCAAACTACTCATCGGCCGAAGATAGATCTGATTCTTCTCCAGCTTGTTCTAAAAAACTTTCTTCTTCTTCTTCTTCTTCTGGTTCTGGCTGTAATTCTTCTTTTTCTTCTTCTTCTATATGTCCAGTTCCATTACATTTTTCACAAATTTGTGGATTAACTTCACCAATTAATCCTGATCCATTACATTCATCACAAACCATATTATTTTAATTTTTTAAGAATTTCTAATAATGGTGCATCAGCGACTGTTAATGCACTTTCTTTACTTTTATCCTCAATAAACTTTATAATAAATTTTACTGTTTTATCACTAAGTGATATTTTTTTAGGATCTGATTTATCCCATGCGTAAGAAACAACCTCATCGTTATCATTTTTAACCTCTCTAAAATTTATTTCTTTTTTATCCTTTTCACTTAATGATACATTTTTTACATCATCAAGAACAGACTGAAGTGTTTCTATGTCTCCTTTAACTTGATTGAATATTCCAATAAGTAATATTCTTTCTGTTACATTTAATTCTAATTGTTTCATAATTATTTTAATACTCTATTAAGATTTTGTAATATTAATTTTGCCCACTTTTCAACGCCATCCTCTCCACGATATTCTTCTCTCTCTATATTAATAGTTCTCCTATCTTCTTTCATTCTTTCTAAATATTCTTGTCCAGCATTTGAAAATTCTTTTTTAATAACAATGGTAAACAAAGTTCCTCCACCTTTTGGATATTCAACATACGTTCTTTCAACCCTATCTCCCAAAATCTCTCTTGCTTTTTTATCGTAACGATTATTTATTTCACCAATATTAGTGTTTGCTTCGTCTATTTTTTTATCCTCTGCTATTTGTTTTTCTTTTTCCTCGGGTTTTTGTTTAATTAACTCAACGATTTGAGCAAAAGATTTTGTCATATCGTTTTTTAATTCATCAAATTCTGTTTTTGAAACAAAATTGTTTTCTTCTTCTTCGATTTTGTTTTCTTCTTCTTCGATTTTTTTGTCTTCTTCCATAATTTTTACTACTTTTTTTACTTAGTGTAGATCTAAGATTACTTATAAGACTAACTTCGACCTTTGGATTAATATGTTTAAATTATATTCCACTATTTTGTACCTGTCAAACTTTCTTCTATTACTTTTGGAACATGTATTTTTACATTTACAACCAATTCCTCCCCTTTTTTCATATTCTTTTTACATTTAATTCTAAGCTGTTTCATATACTCATACCCTAAATCTTGATTAACTGGAATCATTTTTGCTTGTTGTTCTGGACTACCAAGAATAAACATAAACTCAAACAAATCTGAATATTTAATAATTCTTTTTTCTTTTCCAATGTGAATACGAACACATTCTTTTAATTTATCATCAAAGTTTACATCAAAAAGTACAGATGATTTATTATCAATGTCTTTTATTTCAGCTTGTGTATTTTTGTTAATTTTCATGAGCTATTTCTTCTAAACTATTAATAAATTCCCTTAAACCATCTTTTTTTCCTTCTTTTTCCGCCACATTCCAAAGTGTTTCCCATTCTGTCTCACCCTTTACTGGAACATTATTCCATTTTCTAATAACTTCTTCAAAAACAACATAAACAACATCCCATTCTGGTTGTTCTACTAATAATTTTAATTTTTTTCTTGTAATTTTATCCATTATTATTTATTACCTATAAAATTTTTCATTCCAGGTGCAGTGACCTCTGCTCTAGGAACCACAGTTTGAGCGTGTTGTGGCGTCAACCCAACTCTATTTTGTATTGTTTGTTGGTTATTCCCCTTATGTTCTGCTGGATTAATTTCACCCTCATCACCGGAAACAAATAATGGTTGTTCTGGCGCTTTTTCTATTAACCACGATTCAGGTAACCAGTCAATTGGGTCCTCCTCATTAACCTTTAATATTTGCATTGCTGCTTTTTTAACTAATTCTGGTGGTTGTGTGAATAATGGAATAAGCATATTGGCCATTTCTGTCTTTGTTTGTTTCATTATAACCTCAGATGTTCCAATTATTGATCGTGGAATAACCTTAAATATTCCCCTCCACTCCAACTTTTCTGGTGAAATATCTTTTCCAACTTGAAAGAATTTTGATTTTTCAGATTCAAATAATTTTCCATCTCTTTCCTCTAAACCAAGCGAAAGTTCTGGTAAAAACGTTGCCGTATAACTACCATCTTCTTCGTCCGTAAATAATTCATCATGAACAACATTCATAGAAACCTCATAAGCACGTATTTCTTCCTCATTAGCAAATCTTTTTACTTCCGGAGTTGAATAAACCTGCTTCATCCACGATAATGTTAAATATGCATCTTGCTCAATTGCCCAAGCAATATTTTCCAATGGAACCTTCATACGCTTAAGAGCAGCCTCACGTGCTAATTGTATTTCCCCGAGAGTTTTACCAGTAAGTTCCCCCTCAATTGTAGGAGTAATTCCAGAATCTTTATCCATTTCATCCTTTTTCCAATCAAGACCATTCCATGCATCTTTCCCTGGACCAGGAATTTCCATCCAATCAAATTTACCATTCGTTATTTGCTTACTTTGCCCTGGTATAATATTAATAACACCATCACCAAGCACACCAGATGTTCCTGTGTGAAATCCAAATTTCATAATAGAAAGCACCAATTGATCCATTGTCATATTCATCATTTTGTCATACAATTGCTTGTTTTGTTTAATTATTTTCCAAATAGAAATACCATAAGGTGTATCAGCTGAACGCAAAATCCATGGAGCGTGCCAAATTGAAAGCAAGCCATCATCGTTAGGTAATGGACAACTATGTAATATTATTTTATCCTTAGGCACCCAAATAACATAAAGATCCTTAGCTCTATTCTCATAAAAACCGATAGTAACAATATCTGTCCTACCAACTAATTTACCTTTTTTTGTATCTTCTTCATAAACAACACGTGAATCTGGTTTTACTAATTTAAAATTTTTATAATTACCAAATTCAATTTTAGCATCATCGTATGAATAATCCATTTCATAATAACAATCATTAGTAGAATATTGATTGTATGGTTTTGTTTGTTCATCAATCCATGTCTTGTATGGAGATAGTCTCTCTTTAGCAACATCGTTAAACCATGTAAGTTCTTTTTTCTCGTATTTATTTTTACTTGGATCTTCACTATCAAATTCGGTCATTATTTCCTTATTGTATGAAACTTTCTTTGGGTAACTTCTTCCAATTCCCCATCCATATTTAAGTAAATCAAACACAAATAATTTCAATACCTCCTTCCCGTCAGTAACTGACCAATTTCTTTTCCACAGTGAATAGGCTAGTTGTGTTGTATCTTCGTATTTCCTTGACAATGCTGTAAGCATAGCCTCTGGATTTTGATCTATCATTATAGAAAAAGCAGTCTGTATCTTCACCAGGAGTGTAGTCGCTGCATTATTAGAACGCCACTGTTGCGTTTGATCACCAATCGGAACCATTCGGCTCCTAAGACCTGTATCCTGGTCTGCTTCAAATCGCTTCCCTGGTGTTCCAAATTCAAGTTCGTGTGGAATATATTCAATATCAGCCTCACGCCATTCTTTTTCAATATCTAGAGAACGCCTGAAGTCTTGCATTTCCTCCTTACGTTTTGAAACAAAATTACTTAAAATTTCCTCCTCCTTATTGGGATTATAACTCTTAACCTCAACCTCTTTCTCTAGTTTTTTTATTTCCATATTTATTTTTTAGTCTAGCGAATAATTACGCCCATAATTAAAGTTGTTTTCATAACTCTCCATCTTATTATATTCCTCTAATCTTTTTTCTGCAAGTGTTTTCTTTTTTGGTGCCTGTTGTTCACGTAGAGTTTGTAAAACATATCTTAATTCATCAAGCGCATCAAGATGTTCTGCCCCCTCCCAGAAAGATAAAACATCCTCTGGGTTAGAATCATCGTGCATGGCAAGCGGTATTGTGCGTATCATGTTCTTGCAATTCTTAAATATTTTCAATCGTGGTTGGCCGGACACTGGATCAGGTCTTAAATATGTATGGACAACGTTCCACCCCGGCACCCTCTTCTTATCCGCCATCACTAAATCCATAATCCCATACCTTTCAAAAATTTCAGCTTGACTTTCCGGCATCCCCAATTTAGAAAATGCCCCACTATCAATAACAGTATACCTTACATCCAAACCATCACTTAATTTAACAATCTCCCTAGCATGTTCATCTGTATCCATCCCCGCCTTATAATGTTCCCTTGTAACATAAACCGTCCCATCATCCGATAATGCATAAATATGTGACGATGTCGTCCCAGATCTACCAGATGGATCAATCCCCCTAACGATTCGCCAATTATCTGGTATTTCAAATGGTTCACAAGTGTGTATCTCTGGGTCCCACTCAGTAAAGAACATCCCCTCAAAAACATCCCAGTTACCATCCAAGTAAGCCTTTCGCATTTTCTCCGGCAATGATTGAAGTGTCAAAATATAACTATCCGCTAAGTGTGGATTATCAGTTGGTTTAGCTGGTATGTACGCAAATTTTTCGCCTTCCATCTCCGTGCTAGGGAAATTTCTATCAACAAAATATTTCTTCACCCATTCGTGACCTACTCCTCCCGGGTTTGTCGCAGCCACAAATTTTGGTTCTGGAATACCGGTCCAACGTAAACGCGAGCGTAGTCTATGAAATTTCATCTCCTCGTTCATCGTTAATTCATCAACCCCTATCATAGCGAACTCAGATGAAAGATACTTAGAAGGATCGTCCAAGTTACGTAGCATTAAAACATGTCCACCGAATTTCTCATCAACAAAAAAACCAAGCCCATCGGTCTTAGTATCTTTAACCTTACCCAGCCACAAAGGGAATTCAACTTCCATCTTAGAAACTTGACGGTCCTTTAACGTTGGATAATCTTCACAGAACATGGCGGCGTGTATATTAGATAATCCATATTCCTTACCCCACTTAATAAGTGTCCTTATCATATACCACCTTAACCAATAAGATTTTCCCGGACCAGCAGATCCACCAAATAAAGTATATTTATATTTATCGGCTGTAATAGTAGCCTCAATTTGTTTGGGAGTGAAATTAACAATTTCCTTAAGGGATTTTTGTTCTATTTTTGCCATATTTATTTAAATATCAACATTTAACCTTATCTCTGTTTTTACATCAACCGATTCCTTTGGTTTTCCAATTAATTGGTTTAATAAATATTCACCAGTTGAAGCGTTGGGTGGTTTGGTATATATTTTTTTTCCACTTTCTGTAATATATGAATAGCCGATGGCCACGTCTAACTGGGCCTCAATTAATTTTTTCTTTTTTTGAGCAATAGTAGCCACGACATAATCTCTGTGAGACATGTTCGATTTATCAACGAAACGAACTGGGGCTATTATTTTATCATCAGA